CACTCAGAACAGGATGTCAAAGCGAATTCCCGTCTGGCTTTCGACACGGCGTGGTCATGGTTCCAGACAGGCCCGCTCCAGCGACTGATGCCGGGAGGGGCGATCATCATCGTGATGACGCGCTGGGGCAAGCTGGACCTGACCGGACGCCTGATTGACTACCAAGCCAAGAACCCCGACGCTGAGCCGTGGGAGATAGTCGAACTCCCCGCAATTCTCAACGAAGGCACTGAGAATGAAAAAAGCCTTTGGCCAGAGCAGTGGCCACTGGCCACCCTCAAGGCGACAAAAGCCAGCATTGACCCCCAGTACTGGAACGCCCAGTACATGCAGCAGCCCACCAGCAACAGCGCAGCGATCATCTCGCGCACGTCTTGGCGGGTATGGGAGGGCGACGAGCCACCCCGCTGCGACTACATCATCCAGAGCTGGGACACGGCGTTTGAAGCCAAGACCACCGCCGACTATTCCGCGTGCACAACGTGGGGGGTGTTCTACAACGAGGAAGAGCGCGATCAGGCGCAGGTGATCCTGCTGGACGCGTTCAAAGACCGGATGGCATTCCCAGAGTTGAAAGCCATTGCGCTCAAACACTATAAAGAGTGGTCGCCAGACGCGTTCATTGTGGAGAAGAAAGCCGCTGGTGCGCCGCTGATCCAAGAGCTTCGGGCCGTGGGCATCCCGGTCGAAGAGTTCAGCCCCAGCCGGGGCAACGATAAAATTGTCCGGCTCAACGCTGTGGCGGACCTTTTTGCCTCTGGCGTGGTTTGGGCTCCAGACACTCGGTGGGCACGCGAGGTGATTGAGGAAGTTGCGTCCTTTCCCAACGGCGAGAACGACGACTACGTTGACACCACATCTCAAGCACTGTTACGCTTCCGCCGGGGCGGGTTTATCCCCCTTGACTCTGACGAGCAGGAAGACCGCACATTCATGCGCCGCAGGGCGGCGTACTACTAGGAACACACATGGCGACCAATATTGACAAAGCCCTCTTCCAGCAGCCCATGGGCATCGACGCCGCAGGCGAGATGGAGGAGCCGATTGAGATCGAGATCGTGGACCCGGAGGCGGTCAACATCGACATGGGTGATCTGGAGATCAGCATTGAGAAAGGCGAGCCCAGCATCGACGACTTCGATGCCAACTTGGCCGAGTATCTGCCCGAGAACCAGATGGCCACCATGATCACGGACTTGGTCGCCGACATCGAGAACGACCGCAACTCCCGCAAAGAGTGGGAGAAAGCGTACGTCACAGGCTTAAAACTCTTGGGTCTGCAGATCGAAGAGCGCACGCAGCCGTGGGATGGCGCGTCCGGCGTGTTCCACCCGATGATTACTGAAGCCGTGGTGCGCTTCCAAAGCGAAACCATTACAGAGACGTTCCCGGCCCAAGGCCCGGTGCGGACCAAAATCGTCGGCAAAGAGACGCCTGAGAAGAAAGACGCCGCCATGCGCGTCCAAGAGGACATGAACTTCCAGCTCACGGAGGTCATGCAGGAGTTCCGCCCAGAGCACGAGCGCATGCTGTGGAGCTTGCCCGCAACGGGCTCGGCCTTCAAGAAGGTCTACTTCGACCCCAACTTTGGGCGTCAGACTTCGATTTTTATCCCGGCAGAAGACATCTTGCTGCCCTACGGCAACTCGGACATCCAGACTTGCTACCGCGTCACGCACGTCATGCGCAAGATCGAGAACGAGCTCAAGAAGCTCCAGCAGTCTGGGTTCTACCGTGACGTGGACCTTGGCTCTCCCGACAAAGCAATCGACGAGATCAACAAGGCCAAGGACAAAGAAACCGGCTTTGCCGACCTGAACGACGAGCGCTTCACGCTGTGTGAGAGCCATGTGGACTTGGTGCTCAAGGGCGACCCGCTGTGCGAGAAGGACGAGGACGGCGAGCCTGTCGGGATTGCGCTGCCCTATGTGGTGACATACATCCGTGGCTCAAACACTATTTTGGCCATCCGCCGCAACTGGAACGAGGACGACCCTCTCCACCTCAAGCGTCAGCACTTCGTGCACTACCAGTACATCCCCGGCTTTGGCGCGTACGGCTTCGGCCTGTTCCACCTGATCGGTGGGTTTGCCAACTCCGCAACGTCCCTCATGCGTCAGCTGATTGACGCGGGTACGCTCTCCAACCTGCCCGGTGGCTTGAAGTCCCGTGGTCTGCGGATCAAGGGCGACGACACGCCGATTGCTCCGGGCGAGTTCCGCGACGTGGATGTGGGCTCGGGCAATATCCGCGACAACATCTTGCCCCTGCCTTACAAAGAGCCAAGCCAGACTTTGTACCAGCTGCTCAACACCGTGGTGGAAGAGGGCCGCCGGTTTGCCGCAACCGCTGACATGAAGATCAGCGACATGGGTGCCAACGCACCTGTGGGCTCGACACTGGCTCTGCTGGAGCGCCAGCTCAAAGTCATGACGGCCGTTCAGGCCCGCGTGCACTTCACCCTCAAGCAAGAACTGCAGCTGCTGGCAGGCATCATCCGCGACTACACCGACGACGAGTACACCTACGAGCCGGACGGTGAGCAAGGCCCCCGCGCCAAGAAGAGCGACTACCGCCACGTGGACATCCTGCCCGTGAGCGACCCCAACGCAGCCACACTGTCCCAGCGTGTGGTGCAGTACCAAGCGGTGATCCAGCTGGCGCAGCAGGCTCCTGACATCTACGACCTGCCCAAGCTGCACCGGGGCATGCTGGAGGTTCTGGGCATCAAGCACGCCGACAAGCTCGTGCCGCTGGACGAGGACCAAAAGCCGACCGACCCTGTGTCGGAGAACATGAATGTGCTTAAGGGTAAACCCTTAAAAGCGTTCCAGTATCAAGACCACGCTGCCCACATTCAGGTGCACATGGCTGCCATGCAGGACCCGATCGTGATGCAGTTGGTGGGCCAAAACCCCCGCGCTCCTCAGATTCAAGCCGCCATGATGGCCCACATCGCCGAGCACGTTGGCTTCGGTTACCGCCAAAAGATCGAGCAGCAGTTGGGCATGCCCCTGCCGCCCGAAGGCGAGCAGTTGCCACCGCAAATTGAGATTGCTCTGTCCGGCATGATGGCCCAAGCTGCGCAGCAGGTGCTGCAGCAAAGCCAAGCGCAAGCCGCTCAGCAGCAAGCGCAGCAGCAAGCCCAAGACCCTGTTGTACAAATGCAACAGCAGGAGCTGCAGATCAAGCAAGGCGAGCTGGCGCTCAAGGAGAAGAAGCTCCAGATTGACGCCGTTGCCAAGGCCGATGAGCTGGAGCTCAAGGAAAAGCAGATGGCTATCGACGCCGCCTACAAGGCCGACAAGCTGGAAGCTGACCAAGAACGTGACGGCGTCCGTATGGGCGTCGACATCGCAAGAAGCAGACAACAGGCTGCTGCCCAAAACCAAAGGAAAGGTCCCGGTAACCAATGATCTCCGACTTCGCACGCGTATTGCGCGAAAAATTACGCACCGACATGAACAACTACGCCGATGACTTGGCGGGTGGGATGTGTCGCTCTTTTGACGATTACCAAAAACTCTGCGGCGTGATTCAAGGCCTAGCGACTGCAGAGCGTCACCTCCTCGACCTTGTAGAGAAAGTAGAGAAATCAGATGAGTGAAATCATTCTGCCTCAGGGCATCACACTGCCCAAACACATTCAGCCGCTTGACGCCCCCGAGGCCGACGCGGACAACGAAACCAAAGCATCGGCACTGCCCGTACCCACGGGATACAAGCTGCTGTGCGTTGTGCCCAACGTCGATGAAAAGATCGCCGGTACGACCCTCGACCTCGTTCGAGATGCTGCAACCATGAGGGCAGAAGAACACGCGACAACCGTGTTGTTTGTGCTTCGGGTTGGCCCAGACGCGTACAAGGACCCCGCCAAGTTCCCATCGGGCGCATGGTGTAAAGAGGGTGACTTTGTGCTCGTGCGCACCTACACAGGTACGCGATTCAAGGTGTTTGGCAAGGAGTTCAGGATTCTGAACGACGACCAAATTGAGTGTGTTGTGCAAGACCCACGCGGCTATACCCGCGCATAAGGAGCAGAAATGGCTGGATATAAGTTCCCAGACGAACAGGACGACGACACCGTCGTCGATAAAAAGGATCAGGACACTGATCTGGATGTCAGTATTTCAAGCGAAGACGATGTTGAAGTCGAGATCGTTGACGATACCCCCGAGAAAGACCGGGGCCGCAAGCCGTTGGACCGCGAAGTGGCGGACCCCACCGATGACGAGATCGAGTCGTACTCTGATGGCGTTAAAAAGCGCATCAAGGAGCTGACTCACGCACGTCACGACGAGCGCAGGGCCAAAGAAGCGCTGCTGCGTGAGAAGCAGGAGCTCGAACGTCTTGCTCAGCATATGGCTGAGGAGAATAAAAAGCTCAAACAATATGTCAATACCGGCACTGAACAGTATGCGGCCTCGCAGCTGTCACTGGCCGAGACAGAAGTTGAGAAGGCCAAGCGCCAACTCAAGGAAGCGACAGAGGCTTTTGACACCGATGGCGTCATTGCAGCGCAAGATGCGTTGATGGATGCCAAGATGAAAGTGCAGGCTGCAAAAAATTTCAAGCCAGCACCTTTACAGGTTGAAGAAAGTGATGTACAAACGCAACAAAGCCAAGCACCCCGTCAAGAGCTGGACGAAAAGACTGCTCGCTGGCAGGCAAAAAACCAGTGGTTCGGTTCACCGGGGTACGAGGAAGTCACCAGCTTTGCACTAGGGCTGCACCAAAAGCTAGTCAACTCCGGGGTCGATCCCCGCTCTGACGATTACTTCGAGCGCATTGATGCTCGCATGAAGTCTACGTTCCCCGAAGTTTTCGGTGTTACGGAAGACCGGCCGAAATCCGGCGATGGCTCCCGACGACCTACCTCGGTTGTTGCGCCAGCGACTCGTTCGACTGGAGCAAGAAAAATCCAACTGACGCCTACGCAAGCTGCGTTGGCAAAGAAGTACGGACTGACCCCGCAGCAATATGCTGCTGAAGTAGCAAAACTGGAGAAATCGAATGGCTGAAACAATTAACCGGAACCCTCGTGCCCTTGAGTCACGCGAAAAAACTACTCGGTACGTGTATACACCTCCGAGCGCACTGCCTGATCCGACACCTGAGCCCGGATACGTGTATCGCTGGATTGCGACCCACGTGCTTGGCGAAGCCCAGAACACGAACGTGTCTACCAAGATGCGTGAAGGTTGGGAGCCGGTAAAAGCAGTGGACCATCCCGAGCTTATGCTTGAGGGTAATGCGAAGACTGGTAACGTCGAACTCGGCGGCCTCATGCTCTGCAAGATGCCACGTGAACGCGCACAAGCCCGTGACGAGTATTACGCCAAACAAGCGCAAGCCCAGATGGAGTCTGTGGATAACAGTTTCATGCGAAACAATGACCCCCGCATGCCGCTTTTCGCTGACCGCAAGTCAACGACCAGTCGCGGTGGTGGTTTTGGTTCTGGTTCAAAGTAACAAGGAGTCCTTAAATGGCAACAACCGCTTCCCCCTACGGCCTTCGTGCCGTAAACCGTAATGACGGCATGCCCTACGCCGGTGCAACTCAGACTTTTCTGATTGACCCCGCAGGTCTGGCGTCCAACATCTTCAACGGCCAAGTCGTTATTATTAACGCCAACGGCTACGTCGCTTTGTCTACCGCCACTGGCGCTGACTTGACGACCAACAACCTCGGTGGCAACACTCTGGGCGCTCTGGGCGTCTTCACAGGCTGCTCCTACATCAACGCGCAAGGTCAGCAGATTTACAGCCAGTACTACCCCTCCGGCACAACTGGCGTGGTGACTGCTGAAGTCATCGTTGATCCCAACGTCACATTCCAAGCGCAGATGGATGGCACCATCACCCAAGCCGCTTTGGGCGCAAACACCTTCTTCGCCGCTGTACAGAGCTCCAGCACTGGTTCTACCCAGACTGGCAACTCGACCAGCGCTTTGGAGAACACCGTTGTGACTACTGCCGCCGCGTTCAAGATCATCGGTTTCGCTTCCCCCGTGGGCGACGCCTTCCCTGACGTGTTGGTTAAGTTCAACCCCGGCGCTCACGCCTTCACCAACGCCGTCGGCATCTAAGGAGTAAAGTACCATGGCAATTTCACGCGCACAACTGCTCAAAGAGCTGCTCCCCGGTCTGAACGCTTTGTTCGGTTTGGAATATGCACGCTACGGCGAAGAGCACAAAGAGCTGTACGAAACCGAGAAATCGGAGCGTAGCTTTGAAGAAGAAACCAAGCTGTCCGGCTTTGGTGCTGCACCTGTCAAGAACGAAGGCTCCGCCATCGCTTATGACAACGCGCAGGAAGCATTCACTGCTCGCTACACCCACGAAACCATCGCTTTGGGCTTCTCCATCACTGAAGAAGCTGTGGAAGACAACCTGTACGACAGTCTGTCTGCCCGCTACACCAAGGCTCTGGCTCGCGGTATGGCTTACACCAAGCAGGTCAAAGCTGCTTCCGTGTTGAACAACGGCTTCTTGGGCACCTTCCCCGGCGGCGATGGCGTTTCTTTGTTCGGCAACAACTCTGGCGGCACTCGCGTTGGTCACCCACTCGTGGGCGGCGGCGTGAACTTCAACAGCCCCGCCACTGGCGTGGACTTGAACGAGACTTCGCTGGAAAACGCAACGATCCAGATCGCTGCTTGGACTGACGAACGTGGTCTGCTGATCGCAGCCAAGCCCGTCAAGTTGGTGATCCCTCCATCGCTGATGTTCGTTGCCAAGCGTCTGCTTGACACCGAGCTGCGCGTGGCTACTGCTGACAACGACATCAACGCGTTGAAGCAGATGGGCACCATCTCTGGTGGCTACACCGTCAACCACTTCTTGACCGACAACAACGCTTGGTTCCTGACCACAGACGTTCCAAACGGTCTGAAGCACTTCGAGCGT